AGATCAATGAGGAAGCCGCCAACTTCACCTTGGAACTGGATTACATTCCGGTTTTGGGTAATATCACGCCTATGGAAATCACGATCAGTTGATGAAGGGAGGAATGGCACATGGATAGACGGTTGATCAATTACCTTCCTTTCATCATCCGTGATTATGCGGAATTTCAGGGGATCATGGAAAGCCAACAGCCTGAATTTGAACAGGCGTGGAAAACTGCTGAAGATCTTCTGGATAATCAGTTCATTTCCACGGCGGGTAATATGGGCCTTTCCCGTTGGGAAAAAATCTTGGGGATCATCCCCAAGGGAACGGACACCCTTGAAGATCGCCGGTTCCGTATTCTGACCCGTATCAATGAAGAACTTCCGTACACGATCCCGCAGTTGCGGAACATCCTTGAAACCCTTTGTGGCCCTGATAACTATTCCGCTGAAGTACCGGAAGGCACCTATAACCTTGTTGTGAAGGTTGGTGTGGCGGCAAAGAAGAACTTCAGTGATGTGGAAGCACTGTTGGATCGTGTGGTTCCCCAAAACATGGTTGTGAACCTTTCCCAGCTTTACAACACCCATGCTGAAGTTGGCTTGTTCACCCATGAACAGCTTGCCGCCTATACCCACGATCATTTGAGAAATGAGGTAATTAACTGATGGCAAACAAAACTGAAAACTATGGCTTGGTGAAACCCCTTCCTTCTGAATTCTATGATGTTGAAGTTCAAAACGGCAACATGGATTTGATTGATGCGGGGATGAAAGCCAACGCCGATGAAATCCAAACCCTGAAGGATGGGCAGAAATCCAAGGCGGATTTGGTGGAAGGCAAGGTTCCCGCTGAACAGCTTCCCGCCATGGATTATGAAGCCAAAGGCACTGCCGCAAGTGCGGTGAAAACCCATAATGAGGATGAAACGGCCCACCCGTATCTTCTGAATCAGATTGGAACCTGTGTCACGGCGGCGGAAAACGCACAAAAGGCCGCTGATGCCGCCTTGGAAGCTGTGTCCAGTATCGCTTTCAAAATTGATGTGGTTCCCACCCAAGCGGGTACTTTGACCTATACCGGCCAAGCCCAAAGCCCTTCTTGGAACAGCTACAACACCGCCGCCATGGTGATTGGCGGTGTAACTTCCGCAACGGCGGCGGGAACCTATGTGGCAACCTTCACGCCGTTGGAAAACTATGAATGGAGTGATGGAAGCACCGACCCCAAGGAAGTTGAATGGACGATTGGCAAGGCTTCCATGACCATTCCCGTTCAAAGCGGAACCCTTACTTACAACGGATCGGCCCAAAGCCCTTCTTGGAGTAATTACGATTCCGCCAAAATGACCTTGGGCGGCACTACCAGCGGCACCAATGCGGGAAGCTACAACGCAACCTTCACCCCCGGTGCAAACTACAAGTGGAGTGATGGCACTGATGCCGCTAAAACGGTTGCTTGGACGATTGGCAAGGCGGCGGGTTCGCTGACCTTGGACAAATCCAGCTTGGCTTTGAAGGTTGGTTCCCTTACCGGCACCATTACGGCCACCCGTTCCGGTGATGGCGTTGTTTCTGCTGTTTCCAATAATACCAGCGTGGCAACGGTCAGCGTTTCCGGTAATGTGATCACCGTAACCGGTAAGGCCAAAGGTACGGCAACCATCACGGTATCTGTTGCCGCTGGCACCAACTACACGGCCCCGGCAAGTAAGACTTGTTCCGTCACCGTAACCTTGCCCACTTCCACCTTGACGGATAACGATTGGGCCACCATTCGTGAGGTTTCCGCCGCTGGTCAGGGTGATAACTATTGGGATGTTGGTGATACCAAGAACATCACGATCAATGGTAAGATCGGAAACACTACCATTTCCAATTTGGCTATTGATGTGTTCATTTTGGGCTTCAACCATAACAGTTCCAAGGAAGGTAGTAACCTGATTCATTTCCAGATTGGTAAGATCAGCGGAACGGCGGTTGGTTTGTGTGATTCCAGCTACAACACCAATGTAAGCGGTGCGGGTTATTTCCACATGAACGATTCCAACACCAATAGCGGTGGTTGGAGCAGTTGCACCAAGCGGAAAACCCTGTATGGTAACAGCGGTACGCCTTCCAGCTTGGTTTCCAATAGCCTGATGGCGGCGCTTCCTTCTGATTTGCTGGCCGTGATGCAACCCGTTACCAAGTACACGGATAACACGGCCAACGGTGGTGGTAATGTGGCAAGCTATATCACCGCTACCACGGATTACCTGTTTGATCTTGCTGAATTTGAGGTATTCGGTTCCAGAACCTATGCAAATAGCTATGAACAGAATTATCAGCTTCAGTATGATTATTACAAGGCCGGTAATAGTAAGGTTGCCTATAATCATTCCGCCGTGTCCACGGCGGTTCGCTGGGCCTTGCGTTCCCCTTATTACAGCAACACCAATTACTTCTGCTTTGTCTATACGGATGGCACATTCGACACTTACTATGCCTATCGTTCTTTGGCCCTGCGCCCCGGCTTTGCCGCCTAATCCCGCACCTAATCCGGCCCCATCCCGCCGCCGAAAGGCGGCGGTTGTGAGGGCCAAGCCCAAATAAAAAATAGGGGTGCGTAAGCACCCCGAAAAATTTTGAAAATTGGCAAAAGGCCCTTTTTGTGCTATACTTTTTCGGTAAGCCCGGAAAGGGGTGAAATCATGTCTGTACTGAAACAGAAAAGAACTACAAGCAAGGCCGAGTTCATTAACACGGCCAATCAGATTTATGTTGAAACCTTGAATTTCTTAACCCGGTTATCTGCAAGGTATTCCCGCCTGATTGCTGAACCGGTTGCGGTTCTGGCCGGTGAAGTGATAGATCATGCAGAAAAGGCAAACAGTATCTTTCCTTCAGACAACCAGCGCATAGAGTTAAGAAAGGCCCATTTGCTTGAGGCAAGGGCTTCATTGATGGCGCTTGATGTAAGGTTGACCCATGTATATCTGATCCTGAACCAAAACCCTGAAGGGGCCTTCACTACTTCCAAGGGTAATGCTGTGAAGTCACAGGATGCCATTGAAAAGTTAGATAAAATGGCCCAAAATTTAGGTGAACTGATCGACAAAGAAAATGAATTACTGAAAGGGGCAATCAAAAATGTAAGCGCAAAACAAAAGAACTGATCATTTATTAGGTGTATTTCTGTCAATCTGCCTTCGGGCGGTTCGCTGGGCCTTGCGTTCCCCTAATTACAACAACAACAATAACTTCTGCAATGTCAATACGGATGGCACAATCAACAATAACAATGCCAATCGTTCTTTGGCCCTGCGCCCCGGATCTTACAAATATACACGGTCACATGGAGTAACAGTAAGCCACGGCTTTTCAGGTGAAAGACGACCGATGTAAAAGGAGAAATACTTCCTTGGGTTTTAATCCCTAAAACTGCCCTTTGATGCCCTTACACGGACGCTTCTTGCATGGTGGGTGGATGTGCCTAATCCCATTTCATGTGTCAGGGCAAAGCAGATTAGAAGGCACCCTACAATTTATCTGTACGAAAGGCGAAAACTTTTTATTATGACCAGCCAAGAACGGCATGAAGCCCGATACCAACGCCGCAAAGCAAAGCGGCAAGCAAAGAAACAGGCCCGGTGTGATGCACTTGGGCCGATGAACAAAGTATTCAGTTACCGGAAGATGTTTTTCTACGGAAAGAAATGTTGTAACGGGGTACGGTGGAAACAGAGTGTTCAAAACTTTGAAGGCCACCTGTTTTCCGGTACAGCCAAACGGCGGCGAACCGTGTTGGATCAGCAATGGAAGCCTATGAAATGCACCCATTTTATTCTTTGTGAGCGTGGGAAGGTTCGGCCCATTGATGCCCCACATATCACTGACCGCCAAATACACAAGGTTTTGACCAATGAAGTTTTAATTCCCCTGTATCATCCAAGCATGATCCACGATAACGGCGCAAGCCAAAGGGGAAAGGGGCTTCACTGGCATTTCCGCCGCCTGAAGGAACATCTTCATTGGCACTATCGGCGCTATGGCCGGGAAGGTGCCATTCTGCTGTTGGATCTGAAAGGGTTCTTCCCTAATGCCCCACACGCCCTGTTGTATCAACGCCACCGGGAATTGATTTTGAATAGTGAACTTCAAAATCTTGCTGATTCCATTGTATATCATTCCCCTTGCCCGACACCGGGCCGGGGCTTGCCATTGGGTGTGGAACCTTCACAACAGGAAATGGTTGCCTTGCCAAGTAAGGTGGATAACTGGATCAAATGTCAGGCCGGTGTTCATTGCGCCGGTCACTATATGGATGATTACTATGTAATTCTTCCTGATGTTGAAGAACTGAAGAAACTTGCCTATGAAATTGTTAGGCGGTTTGAAGCCCTTGGAATTCGGGTGAATAAGCGGAAATGTAAGATCATTCCCCTTACAAAGCCCTTCCGGTTCTGTAAAGCCAAATTCACCTTGACGGAAACCGGAAAAATCAAGATGAATGGGAACCGGGATGGGATCAAAAGGGCAAGGCGAAAGCTGAAGCTGTTCCACCGTGAGTTTTTGGAAGGGAAACGCAGTTTCTTTGACATAGAACAATTTATGGAGTGCCAAAGCGCATATTACCGGAATTTCAATGATCATGGCCGGTTGATGCGGTTGCGGCGCTTGTATCATGCTATCTTTTTCGGAGGTGCAAAATGTATAGAATCATCAAAGACGGGGCCGGTATTGGCCTGACTGAAAACCTGAATTACATTAAGCAAGCCGAAAATGGTTGCTATGTGCTTTGCCCGGAGCCTGATGCTTCGGGCATTGCTTTTAATGGCACCGTTTTTCACTTGCTTGGCCGGGAACCCTTGGAGGGTGTGGAAACTGTCAGTTTGGAAGAAACTGATGCCGGTGCGGAAATCACCAAGGCCAACGATACCGGAAGTATCATGTTCGTGACCATGGCAGAAGCCGGGAGTATTGACACCGTAACGGCGGCGGAACACGCTGATTTGTTTGCGGAATGGGCTTATCCTATCGCCTATAAGACCGGCAATATTCGCCGCTATGGTAATGCGCTTTACACCTGTGTTCAGGATCACACTTCCCAAGCTGATTGGACACCGGACACCGCTTCCAGCCTGTGGAGTTTGACCGCTGATCCCGCTGAAGAATGGCCTGCTTGGGCGCAACCGGTAGGCGCTCATGATGCTTATTCCTTGGGGGATAAGGTCAGCCACAATGAAAAGCACTGGACTTCCACCGTTGATGGTAATGTGTGGGAACCCGGTGTGTATGGTTGGGAGGAAGTAACCGATGCAGACGAATAACAAATACATTGCCCGTAAAAGGGCAAGATTCAAGGCCATTTGCGGCCAAGTGAATATTCCTTATGGAACCGCCTTGGTAAATCAGGGCGGTTTTCTTGTGTGGAATGATCTGCCCTTGTGCGCCATTACCAGCAAAAGCGCCCATGACTTCTTCACCCAAAATGATGATGGTCAAGGTCAGGTTCGTGGTGATCTGCTGAACCGGATCATCCCCAAGCTGGAAAAGCGTGATGGCGGGTATCAGGCCCGGTGGAACAAGGTGTGGGAAGATCCCCTTTGTCAGAAGTACAAGCGCCCGGAACATGATGATCATTGGATTTGGAACCATGATTTCTATAATGCACCGGTTGAAGATTTGCGCTATATTGCCAAGCTGATTGGCGTGTAAGAAAGGGGGCCTGACCATGACGGTTTATCAATGGTTGTGCTTGCTTGGGGTTCCCGCCCTGATCGGGGCGGTGTTCAAGTACCTGTGGAACCAAATCAAGCGCAACACCGAGGATTCCAAAGCCTTGAAAGCTGGAATTCAGGCGCTTTTGAGAGCGCAAATGATCAGTGATTTCAATAAGTATTCTGAAAAAGGCTATGCGCCGATCTACGCAAGGGATAATTTTGAAAATTGCTGGAAGCAATATCATTCATTGGGGGTGAACGGGGTGATGGACGATCTTCACAAGAAATTCTTGGAACTGCCACCGGAACCCCCTGAAGAATGAGCCGTGTTAAAAAGAAACCAAAGAAAGAGTTTTCCAAGCTGATCATGATTGCTGTGGGGGCCGTTACCGTTGTGGTGACGGCCTTCACGCTTTTCATGATTTGGGAAACCAAAGACCTTTCCCCGCTGGCCTATCTGATTCCCGCTGTATTTGCGGAATTGGGTGTGGGAACGGGTTTTTATTATTCCAAGGCGAAAGCCGAAAACCGGATCAAATTGCGGAAGCAATACGGATCAGAAATCTATAACGATGCAAAGGAGATTTAGCCATGTTTGACATTACCCCTATCATTGAAGCCCTGTTTGCCCTGATTGCGGCCCTGATCACCGCTGTTGTCATTCCTTACATCAAGAGCAAAACCACGGCCCAGCAACAGGCGGAAATCTATGCTTGGGTAGAAATCGCCGTTTCTGCCGCTGAACAGATTTACACCGGTTCTGGCCGTGGTGAGGAAAAGAAAGCCTATGTTGTGGAATGGCTGACAAAGCGCAATATCAAGGTTGATTCTGAAAAGTTGGATGCAATGATTGAATCCGCCGTGTACGATCTTGGAAAGGAGTTCATCAATGAGTAATTCCCCCCTTGTAACCTATACCCGCATTACCAAGAACAAGACCAGCCCCCGCAATCACGCCATTGACACCATCACCATTCACTGTATCGTTGGACAGTGGACAGCGAAACAGGGTTGTGATTATTTCGCAACCACTGACCGTGAGTGTTCCGCCAACTATGTTGTGGGTAAGGATGGTTCCATTGGCCTTTCCGTGGAAGAAAAGGATCGTTCTTGGTGCAGTTCTTCCGGTTCCAATGACCACCGGGCCATTACCATTGAGGTTGCAAGCGATACTTCCCACCCCTACGCCGTAACGGATGCGGCCTTTGCCGCCCTGTTGGATTTGGTGGAAGATATTTGCCGCCGTAACAGTATCAAGAAGCTGTTGTGGAAGGCTGATAAATCCCTGATCGGCAAAGTGGATCAGCAGAACATGACCGTTCACCGCTGGTTTGCAAATAAGGCTTGCCCCGGTGATTATCTTTACAACCGTCATGGTGAGATTGCCGCAGAAGTCAACAGGCGGCTTTCTGGCGGCGTTTCTGATGCCGGTGGGGTAACTGATACCCCCCAGCCCGAAAAACCCGCCACGGGCGGCACAGCGGCCACAGCAACGGCCTTGGCGGTGGGTTCTGAAGTTGACTTCACCGGCAATAAGCATTATACTTCTGCTTATGCAAAGGCTACCGCCAAGACCTGTAAACCCGGCAAGGCCAAGATCACGGCCATTGCCCCCGGCAAGCCCCACCCCTATCATTGTGTAGCGGTCAGCGGCAAGGGGGCCACGGTTTATGGTTGGGTGGATGCGGCTGATGTTTCTGCCGTGGAAGCCAAGCCCATTCAGAAGGGTGACAAGGTGAAGGTTCTGAAGGCCAAGACCTACACGGGCGGCACCTTCAAAACCTACTATGACACCTATGATGTTATTCAGGTGAATGGGGATCGTGTGGTGATCGGTCAGGGTAAGACCGTAACCGCCGCCGTTCACAAAGATAACCTTCAGCGGGTGTGATCCGGTGTTATCTCTTTGTTACTACCGGCCCCGATTTTAGGGGATTTCACCGGGGCTGAAAATTCAGCTTTTCCCTGAATTTCAGGCGTTGCAAGGCGTTGTGAAATTGAAAAATTCATGGTATAATAAACACAGAAGAAGCGGGAACCCTTGATTTTTCAGGGGTTCCCGCCTTTTTTGTTACTATCGTGTTTTTAGTTCAAGTTCAGAATTCAGTTTTTTATGAGTTCCACAGTGGCCTTCAGTTCTTCAAGGGTTTTGTGATTATAGACCCGGTTTCCCGTGTCCTTGGACACATGACCCATGAGAAGATCACAGCATTTTTGATTTGCCCCGGCCCGATCAAGGCGGCTTCTGAAGGTGTGGC